ACTGGTAATTAATTTCAACGGTGAATTCTTCGATTTGATCGTTAGTATCATAACTTAAGTCGATCTGTGAGATGTTGGTTGGATATCCGCCACGAATTGTATATGTTTTCGTTACTGCGCCGTCCTTACCTAATTGCTCTACAATCATATCAGCTTGATAATCAGATGGGTTTGCTAGGCCTTCATTTGCAACGTGTGCATTGATGCCATTTAACCATGTCTCGAATGAATTTCTCACTTTCATCTCACTATCGTTAATGATAGTAATAGTCCAAGGTTCGAATGTTCTGTCACCTGCAATCTTCAACTGACGACCACGGAATGGTACGTCGATGTTGGCAACTGTTGATGCAGGTAATCCTGCTCCTTTAACCATGAATGAAGTGAATTCACTGTCTCCACCAGCATAAGATGGGAAGTTTATAGTAGCCTTGAACAGATTTGGGCGAGCGCCTCCACCTGTTAGCTTAGCTTTGAAGTCATCTACTCCTAATATAGCCATTGTATTTTTCCTTTCTTATTAGCCTGTTACTTCACTAAAATCAACACCAGTCCGTGTTGCCACGAAGTTAAGAGTGATGAAATTAATTGAACGAGCGGGTTTAATGAATATGTCTGCTACGAAACGATTCGTGTCAATTACTTGTCCTGTGTTATTTGTTTCGTCACAAACAACTAGGAAGTCAGTAATTCCACGCCGACCTTTAACATCTCTCAAGAATGGTTCCACTAGATTACGGAATTGAGCGCGAGTGAACTCGTCATTCAATTCGAATAGTTGGAACTTTGATGCTGTAGCAATTGCTTTTTCAAGAGTGATAAACAATCTACGAACATTAATTCTATCGAATGCTGATGCTTTAACCTGACCAGTTTTATCACCAAATAGTAAAATACCATTACCAGGGAAAGAACAAATCGGATTGATTTGAGCTTTATAGAGAGTATCTCTAGATGATTGGTTGGGGTTAAACGCTAATTTAGTAACTCCTTTTAAGTTACCACGATTGTATCCTGCTGGTGAGAACCAAGGCTCTGAGACAGCATCTGTATTAACACAAAGTCCAGCCATGTGACCAGAAGCTGCGATATATACATAATTGTCGTCATACTTGTTATACACATACAATGGAGAACTATCCATAAAGCTGTATGAACTCATGCCTGATATTGAATTACGTCTGGCAATAACGGCGTCTTTCTTCAACGATTCAGTTGATAATCCCTCAATAGCTTCTGATCCGCCGGCTGCACCTGTTGGAGGTGATATAAAACCAACTACATCTTTTCTTGTTGAAGCGATAGTGCAAACTTTATTATCAACAGTTTCTTGATCAGTATCTGCAAGATATCCTGCTTCAGCGAATAATAGATTTACATCTACTGTTTCTGAATCAGCAAATAGTTCAAGTGCAGTTGTAACTGAACCCGCCGCTATTGTACCATCTTGACCTGAAGTCAATGATTCCATATAGATACCATCACCGAATACACCAGTTGCAACGGTTGAATCATCTTGAACACCTGTTTCATTAGCAATGTCGGTTGAACCGCCATCGACTTCAGCAACTGTTTTATCTGCATTTGTGTAGATTGTATCTAACTTGTTAATAAATATATATTGTGATGTATTATTAATTACATCATAATAATAGTTTGAACTTCCGTCAGTATTCTTTGCATCAGAGCAAAGTGAAAGACCTTGGAATTTTTCGATTACGTTATTTTTTATACCAGTAATTAAACCATCTTGGTCACGAACTAGAACATGAATTTCATCGGCGGCTCCTGCTACTGCTGCACCACTAGCTGACAACGAAGTGTTAGCTTGGTCTGGTGCTGCATCAAAATTATCTCTAATTAAGATTTTAGCTTCGGCAGTTTTGCCTATGTCTGTTCCATCAGTATTTAATGTAGCACTTGATGCTGCAATTGCTGATGTTGTTCTAGCAATAACCACTTGAAGGCTATTACCATAAGCGCCAGGGCATCTTGCGATTGAAGTAATAGTTGTACCGGCCAGAGTCGAAGCTTGTGTTTCGAAATCTGACAAGTCTGTAACCTGTACTTTATTCACATTAGCGGCCATTGCTGTACCACCATTACCCGATGTTGCACTTACTGTGTCTGCGGCTACTATCGCCGCATCGCTTGAGAGAGCTGAAACAGCTCTAGAGATTTTCAAAGTATTCCCGTATTTTAAGAAACCAGCAGCTTGTAAGAATACTTTGCATGTGGTCGCATCAGGTTTACCGAAAATCTCTGCAAGGTCATTCTCCGAACTTACTGTTACCAATAAGTTTGAAGGACCCCATTTGAATCTACCAGCAAATCCACCTATCGAGGTTGATAAAGCCGGTATTACATTGGTCAAGTCAATTTCTTTGACTTCGACACCTGGAGAGACTAAGAATCCCATAATTGTACCTCTTTTTCTTTTTCAGTTAATATTAATATGTTAATCATAACAAGACTTGTTTCATACTACTATTTATAATATTACAAATTTCTCCAAGCTTGCTGGCGGTCTATAATGTCTTGGTATTCGTTGGTTTGTCCTGTGTTGTGAAAACCAAAATCTAATAAATCATCTTCCATCGCTTCTCTATCTTTGTAAAGCATATCCTTTAGACTTACTTCATCAATGTCGCCAAAGGCTTCGGTTGATACAAACCAGCCAAACATAACTAAGTTCATTACCATATCATCGTGTGAACCTTTATCAGCTTCATAGCTCGAGCCTTTAGGTACAAATGTTGATAGCTCTAAGATAGTATTACTGTCAACCAATTCTAATCCACCCTGCTCTATTAAATCTTTCATATTAGAACACCCCATTCGTTTAATCTTTTTAGTCATGGTAACACCAATGCCACCTTTTTTAATAGCCGATTCTACAAATGTATTTTCATATTCTAATTCATAATAGACTCCGTTGCATACTACTTGGCCAGCATCGTTACTTTCAATTATTACAATGGCTTCATTATAATAATTAGCAGCATGGACAATAATGTCTGGAAATAGTAAAGGTGAAATCATATTATCCCTATACGTTGCCACCTGTTTAAATGGTCTTGAAGACATATCAATTATACTAAATGTAGAATAGTCTTGTCCTCTACCCTTTGAAACATCGACCACCATTATATATTCATGGCCTTCTTGTGGCAGTTCGTATAACTTAACATCTCTAACAGTTTTAATTGGTTCTTTAGCTTTTAAACCAAGAAGGCAATCTGCAGTAATAAGTGTAGAAGAACTACCAACAAACTGATTTCCAAACTCTTGAATGAACTGGGTCTCTGATGTATTTGATATCGTCTGTTTCTTCCATGCATCGTCTCGCCCAGGTACATCCCACCAATCAACTCTAAAGTTCGCGAACTCATTGGCCTTTTGAACAGCACCTTCCCATATCTTATAAAACATATTACCAACTCCGTTTGGAGTAGAAGTAATAATAACTTTGGTCTCTTTACCAGATGAGATTACGGGATAAGTCGAGGTATAGAAAGTTGTAGCATTCTCAACGAAAGCAAACTCGTCGAGGAATAGTAAATTAACTGATTGCCCACGAATAGAAGATGCAGATGTAGCCGATGCAATAATCTTTGAGTTGTTCGAAAACTCAAGTGAACCTTTATTTAATACCCGACAACCTGGCTGTAAAAAGAACGGAAGATTCTCAAGAGCTAAAGTTACTCGAGACAGCATTTCCCTTGCAGTCGCTCCTTTATTGGCAAGTATTGCAATAGTTTTTTCGGGGTGAAAGATTGCATACCAAAGAATATAAACAACAGACGAAATGGATTTACCAGACTGTCGACATGCAAGAACAACGCTAAACCGGTTATCATTAAAGTGTCTAAACATTTCTTCTTGGTATGGATATAAGTCAAACGGAACTAAACCCTGGTCTAGATTAATAACTTTCACATATGTTTTAGCAAAGTGCACAGGGTCACTCATACACTTTTGGTATTCAGTGATTTCTTCTTTGGTGTAGTTATGCGTTACACCGTCTCTCTTAACTAGAGAGTTTCCATTATATCCGTCAGTCATTATTTACCTTCTTTGCCAGCATTTTCTGAAGTTCAGAAGTCGAACCGACAAAGAGGTTATTATTCGTGACGCCACTAGATTCAGTCGGTTCATTATTTAGTTTATCAAGTTCGTGTCTTTTCTTTTGTAAATCAATTAATTGAGAAGTCATATCAGCAGAAGTTTTAAACATTCCCGCAAGGACTTCAAACGCTCTGGGATGCTCAGCTTCAGACGCTACTTGCATCATGTGGTCCATTGCCTCATCAGATTTATTAAGAAGATTTTTTAAATTGTCTCGAGCTAAATTATAATCTTCTTCCGCGTCATCAGTAAGATTAACTTCCTTTTGAATAGGAACAAGTGGTTTAGAGTTTGAAACCAAAGCTTTATTTATTCTGTCAAGTTTATCACTCATTATGTCTTTCTAGTATTAAACACGGTCCGTGTTCTACCACTCTGCCGGCCAGTTACTAATTCATCTTCAGCATACAATTGTTCTAGATTATTTACTGTAGCTTTGTTATTATTTGCACTTAAAACGATTGCTTCTCCGGCTGATATATTTCCTGTTATTCTTTCTCCAACATTAAAGTCTAAATTTTCTGTAGTTGAAATTATCATATTTGCTGTATCTCTCCCCACTACTGTCCATTGAGTAAGTGGTACATTAAGCATAGGAGAATCTGAAGAAGAAGTCGCGACCTCTGCATCAGCAGTAGCTAAGTTTTCATTGCTTTGTTGAAGAACCCATTGACTTCCGTTATAATTTATTTCGGCCCCACTTGTAGTAGTATGTACATATCTTGGTTTTTTATTAAGTCTACCCGATTTACTATATACTCCATTTAACACAGCAGTATCAATAGAATCAATACTCATTACTAAATCAGTAAAGGGTGCATCGTACTCATAAATCTTAGCGCCGACTCTTTTCGAATCTGCAGTTGTATTTACAATACTTGCTACATCAAATGTTAAATTAAGTGAACCACTACCACCTATATCAGTATCTGCAATAGTAATAGTTTCACCGACGACATATCCGGTACCAGTAGTAGTAATAGTAGCAGAGCTTACACTACTATTCAGTGTTGCTACATCAAATGTTAAATCAGCCCCACCACCCAATGTACTCCCGGCAATAGTAAATGTGTCATCGACAGAATACCCAGTACCGCCTGCTGTAACAGTAATTGTAGCTTCACCAACACTATCAACTATAATGCTAAATTCAGCTCCAGTGCCACCAGAAGGTAATACACTGTAGTCAGAAGTACTAATTGTGTATATATCCTCAACACGAGCTGTATCCGCAGCGCTGATCGTATCAATTGTTGCAATAATTGAAGATTGTGTAACTACCTCAAATGTTGCTCCAGTACCTGAACCAGATGAAGTACTACTTAAATTACTATATGTACCAGCAGTTCGAGCACCTTCAGCAGCACTAATGCTGCCAATTGTTGATATACTACCAATAAGAGAAAGTGAAGTTAATGACCCCGTGCCATCTTCATTAACTCCAGTAATAGATAATACTAAATCAGTATCTAATGCAGCCCCACCCGGCGCGTTAGCCCCTAATTGAGCAGCAGATATTGTTAAGGTGTCATTAAGAGCATAGCCACTTCCCGCTTCTTGAATAACTGGATTAGATAATGCTCCAGTCTGGCTATCTAATGTAATATTAATAGTTGCATTAGTTCCACTACCCGATGAGGTTGTAGTTCTATTTTGTAAAATAAATGAAGTCTCGGTTTCTCCTAAAGCAACCCCACTAAGTTTAACTTGTTGAGATGTATTATAGTCAGCTCCACCTCGAGCAATTGTTGCTGCGGTTATTGCACCTGTTTTATCAAGGGTAATATTAACAGCAGCTCCTGTACCATGTAAGCCAGGAGAATCATTAGGACTATTTAAAACCGGCTCAGTTGCTAAATTTGTTCTAGTAAAAGTCGGAGTATACGTAGCAGTAAAATTAGAATTAGCTCCGTTACCACTAGTAATAGAAAATGTATTAATTGCACCAGGAAGCTCTTCACCTGTGCCGTCAAACACACTATCTACAGTTAAAACTAAATTAACACTATCATAGGGTGATGTGGATATTGTAATTGTTTCAGTCGCAATATAACCTGAACCTTTATTTAATATAGATACACCAGTTGTGGCTCCAGTTAAACCATCAACAAGAGCAGTAAAAGATGCATCGACACCAAATACAAATGTTAATGATATATCATCAGCTAGTGTAATTGCTTCACTTAATACAATATTATTTTGGTCGGTGACGGTTGCAACTGTTATTCCCGCGTTAACTCCAGCTCCACGAACTTTCATACCTACAGATATGGTGCCTGAATTATTATCTAAAACAACATTAGGGGTTTCAGATAAAGCTCCATTTACAGATGCGGTTGCTATTCGGCTAGGTACTCCAGTTAAATTAGCTACTGAAGAACTAAAATTCTCGTCTTCTACTCTATCAAAATCTGCTGTAGTACCGCTAACAATGGATATTCCGGTTAATCTATTTATTGGCTCAACACCAGCAACTGTAATATCTTTATAGACTAAATCTAGTGTATGTACATCTGCAGGGTCTATTAAAGATACAAATGTTCTTATGGTATCTGCTGGAGAATTAGAACTAACATTTACGGAACTTAATGTTCTCGCACTCGAAGTTGTTACATTTGTGAAATCCGCTAAGTCAGTTTCAACCTTTTTGATAATTGAAACTGATGATGTATTAGGAGCAAATCTAGCTCTAATAGTAAAGTCTAAAGTATATGTAAGTGTTCTTCTTCCGACATAGTCGCCTTCATAAGTATCATCAAATGATACTCCGTTTAAAATAAAAGGTACATCAGTTTTAGACCCAGGCCCTTCGATATCTTTTATAGTAACTGTGTATTCAGGTGAAAAGGTTGGAACTATTTGTTCTAGAATTTGCAGTGCGTCTTCTTGATTTCGAGCTAAAATATTTAATTGCATTCCAATTGTATAAGGAACGCTTTGATACATCTTATTTCTTGTTCTAGGAGAATTGTTAGTACCTGAAGTAAGTGTTGTATTTAATCTGTTTAACTTAGTGGTTGTGTCATATTCAATAGATGTTATTTCAAACGACATTCTTGGTAATTTAATAGCAACTTTGCTACCGTCTAAATCAACATTCATTCGTGTAATAAACTTTTGAGATGGGCCATAAGAAATTGGAACTCGTTGGATATTGGAAATAGTATTGCCACTGTGTCTGCCCACAGTAATATTATTAAAGAGTGTACCAAATACTGATACAATTCTTTTTATAGTGGCGTGATAAAAATGTGTTCCGCTAAGCATTAGGTTCTCCAAATGGGTTAAATTCGCTAAAGTCGATGTAGTTATTATTTATCGCTTCAAAGTCGGCTGAGTCGTCGAATGCATCTGTACTATATGTTTCTGACGTCTTATCTTCTCCGGCTGAAATAGTTGCAATAGCACCAGACTTTGTTCCTGTAATAATATCTCCAACACCAAGAGTATTAACTGTTCCATCTGTAACAGTTAACGAGCCAAGACTCAATATAACAGGTGATTGGTCTTCATCAATTCCGAGAACTTCTGATGTGCCAGTTGAGGTATCTACGAATGTAATATTAACTTCTTCTCCTATAGTAAATACAGAAGTATTTGAATATGTTATTCCAATGCTAGTTGTGACTTCTTTAATCTTTTGAACATCGTCAATTAAATCAAGTCCGGTATCAATATCTTCACCGCTATATTCAAACAGCTCACACGATAGTTTATATGTTGTAAGATTATTTAATTGATAAAAAGGCTGTTCGTGTTCAACAAACTTCAGCTCAAATAAAGATTTAGACAAGGGCAAATATATTAAATCACCTTCTCTAGGTCTGGTTAGATTAGAACCTCTAGTCGAACGTGCAAAACTTCTACGAGCTAAAATTAATGTCACTTGGTCTCTAATTTCAATACCGAATTTACCAAGCAAATCTCCATCGCCATCAAAGCCTTCAGTATTTTCAATATACATTTCAACGAGGTAAGCATTATTAAACTTGCTCTCTATTGTGTTATTTAAAATATCGTCTTCACTAATGATTTCGCGAGGAATATAATAGACATCTTGACCGTAAATACTCAGAGCTTCTACGATCATATCCTCGTAGAGGTCTTTCTCTCCTACAGAGCCCTGTGAAAAATAAGTATTTCTTGCCATAATATCATCTCGTTATCCTACGTAGAATGCTGGAGGCATTTCATATTTAAGTTGAACTTCTTCCTCTATTTTTAGGATTTCCTCGTTAGCTTCATCGTAAATTTGCTGGCCATTCATAGTAACTCCACCTGGAAGTTGCATTCCGTCAAACTTTTTAATATTAATTCCCCATTGCCTTTTAATCAATGCAGTTAAATATTTTTTTAAAAACATATCGTTATACACTTTAGTTGATGTAGGTTCTGTCGTCGAAGATGTGTCGGAGCCTGAACCATAAGTATCCGCGGTGTGAGATGTTTTTGGTACTATAGCTTCATAACCTTCAAATACTATTGTTTGACCTAATCTTAAATCTGTACCCCATCTCGATTCAATATAAAGTCGATTAATGTGACGATTGAATCGCGTAGTTTGGTCTTTACCATCAAACATATGGTCAATCAAAGCAAGATGTTGTTGAGTCATTGAATAGTTTAACATTGAAGCGCCGGGCTTAGCTAAATCATACATATCATTTAACATCATCTGGTATTCAATATTAAAATCTCCTGTACCACCAGTATTTGAGTTAAATGGAAGAACTCTACTAATAGTAATAAAAGTATCAGGTATAGTTATGTACTTATTTTCCATATCACCTTTAACTAAAGATGTGATATTAAATACGCTTTCTAAATCCCGCGGGGTTAGTGTTTCAGTAGAAATTAAAGAAGTTCCCTCTACCTCTACATCTGTATAAGTTACCGTATTGCCACTAATTGCTGTTATTGTAACTGCAGCTCCTGTAGTATTACCAACTAATACCATACCTACGGATAAGTCTGCAACAGTATCTAGCTCAATTGTACTACCCGAAAGAACGTATTTGCGAAACCGTTTAATAACTGCATCAGAATGATACTCTTGATAAAACTGAAGCGCTTCATCAAGTCGGTCACCTAATTGGTCATCATCAACATTTATTTCAATTACTGGAGCTCCAAGAGCTCTTAAGCAATAATCAACTAATGTTTGTCTAGAATATGGCTTTGACATATATCTATTTATATAAAAGCCAACGCTGATTGGCTAGTAAAAATGATTCTTTAGAGCGCTACCCAAAACGCACGTCTCACTGAAACATCTGTACCACGATATAATCTGCATTCTTCGTTCGGTCCAATGAAGAATGTTAATGTAGTCGCATCGGCATATTTACCGTCCGAAACACCATAATAATATGCTCTGCAAGTGCTTCGGTCTCTTCCGTTACTATCACGCGCATAGCCTGCGCCGGACCAAGAAGACCCTATAGTATGAACATGCGCTGCAACACCAAAGATATCATTGCCGCCGTCAACCACCACAGTATACAATCTTGTTCTAGCGCTAGTATTTTTAACTGTGTGGCTGCTCGAAGTATTACCATACGCCCAATTATCAGCTGATGCTGCACCACCACTATGGTTTGGTCCTTTCGGTGTACCGGGGTCTGCAGTTGTTTGTTTAGACCCATCACTGAATGTTATACCTTGGCTTGAAAGTAATATTCCACCATTAAATGCGGAAGTAGCATCTGCCAGTATTGAATTACAACGAATACCCTTGGTAACGGCTAATCCACCATCTGTATTAATTGATGCAGTGGTGGAGGTTCTAGATGATGCATCAGCTGAGTTTGTTGTTCTGATTACACCGTCTGAAGTTATAGAACCTACATCACTAATATTACCTCCATTGTCAAGATTAAATGCGAATTCGCCGGCTTGTGAAGATGCATTACTTGGGATTCTGGCTGCTCGAATCGCACCTTGGACTGATAATACACAACTACTTTTAGAAGTAAGATTATCAGGGTGGCCAATTTCGTGAACTCCGTTATTGTGTGCTTCAATTACTCCACCGGCCCTAATTGACTTAGCTACCGATATTCCACCCTTAAACACCGCTGAGCCTGAAGTTAAAGTACCATGTGTAGTAGAGCGATCGGCTGTGCTATCAACTACCAACTGATCGTGAACTCTGGTTTGGCTAGCGGTAAGTTGCATACCATGACTAGTCGTACCCGATGGCATTAGATTAATGACCTTACCAGTACTTTGGTTAACTTCAATGTTCATACCATTTGTTGGGTGAACATCAATAGTACCCATGTGAGTTGCGTCGGTTGCTTCAAATCTTAAATGG